TGGTATGAAAATTAAGAAGGATAGTATGGGATATTGTACTAGATTACATTCACAACATCAATAATGGCTGGTAAACCAAAATCTAGAACAGGTGAGTATAGAGCTATCCAAAGATTGCTTGCTCAATATACTGTCGCTTATGAAGCGGGTGAATATGAAAAAGCTAGACAATTTGCTATCACTGCAAAACAAAAATATGATGTAGATTTAAAAACTATGTATAATGAAAAATCTAAAGGGAAGTATGGAGAAAAAAAAGAAAATACAGTAGTTTATGAGTAAGATTAAAGTTGATCCACAAAGATATCGTCCTATTGCTATAAATGGACATCCTGATTTAAATCATGAATCTTCTGGCTATCAAGAATATTGGGCTAGAGAAATAGATAGATGTATGAATGGATTCAGGCCAAAAGGCATGAAGAAAATCTCTGGCAAATACTATTTCTATTTAAACTATTACAATATACTAGGTAATGATGGTACTAAGGGTAATCGTAAAACCTTAATTAATCCTTGGTATAGAGATATGGATCATGAATACTTTGACTGCTTTGAAGAATGTAAGGATGAGGGTAAGGGAATGATTATTATTAAAGCAAGGGACAAAGGATTCTCTTATATGAATTCTGGGTTGTTAGCTCACGAATACACTTTCTATCCTCACTCTGAAGTTGGTATTGCTGCAGGATTACAATTAACTGCAGACGCATTCTTTGATAAAACTAAAAAAGGATTAAATGCAATACATCCTAACTTCAAACATTCTTTATTAAAAGACTCTGAAGGTATATTACGTTCTGGATATAAACAAAAAAACAAAGATGGTAAATGGGAAGTTAGTGGTTATCAATCTGCTATATTTTGTAGAACAATGGATAATCCAGAGGTTTATAAAGGAGAACGTTTAGGTGTTATGATATTTGAAGAGGCTGGTGAATTTAAACATCTTCTTAATGCCTATATGTCATCTAAAGCTTGTTTTATGGATGGTGACACTCAATTTGGAGTTCCTATTATTGGAGGTACAGGTGGAGATATAACTAAATCATCTAAAGACTTTATGGAGATGTATTATAATGCAGAAGCATATAACTTAATTTCTACATTTATTCCAGCATCTAAAGTTTATTATGGATACTTTGATATGAAATCAGGAAAATCTGATTGTATGAATGCAGAGAAACATCTTTTAGAAGAAAGAAAAAAAATATCTAAATCAGGAGATAGTAAAGCATATAATTTACATTTACAAAATTATCCAATAACAGAACAAGAAGCTTTTCTAAATACTCACGGAACAAGATTTGATATTGATTTATTAAACGCACAAAGATCTAGAATACTATCATCTAAATATTATACCCAGCAAATACAAAGAGGACAATTACATTGGGAGTTTACACAAGATGGTAGAGAAACTGTTAGATGGGAACCCACTCCAACAGGACCGTATAAAATACTATCACATCCAATGACAGAATATAAAGGATTAGATATAGGAGGAATTGATAGTTATGATCAGGATCAAGCTGGAGCATCAGATTCTGAAGGATCTGCTATGATATATAGAAGATTTTTAAATACAGATATTCCTTCTGACTATATTGTAGCAGAATACACTGATCGTCCTAAGAAGAAAGAAGACTTTTGGGACGGTTGTTTAAAACTTGCTGTATATTATAATGCAAAGATGTTAGTTGAATATACAAAAATAGGTATTTTAGACTACTTTAAAAGGATGGGTTCATTACAATTTTTAAAAGAGAAGCCTGAATCTGCACATAATCCAGGAACAAGGACAAGAAATAGATATGGAGTTCATATGAATAAGCAAGTAAAAGTATTAATGGAAGACCATATAGATGATTATATTAGAGAGAATATAGAAGATATATGGTATTTAGATTTAATAGATGAGTTATCTTATTATGGTTCAAGAAATACAGATAGGGTTATTGCTTTTGGTTTATGCTTATTACATAATATAGATAATTACAGGTATAAAGTATCAGAAAATGAAGACATAAAAGATATTGGCTTTAAATATTACCAAATGGGTGATCATGGCGTGCCTACAATGATAGATTAAAAAATTTAATAATGAATAGACCTAGTACAACATTTCCTTCCCAGTTCATATCAGAAAGTGAAAAAACACAAGAATGGTGTGATCAAATGATTAATGCTATAATGGGATACATCACTGGTACAAATTCTCCTTTTGATTCTAGCAGGAGTACCGATATACAAGCATATAATATTTATAATGGACATATTAATAGAGATAGTTATAAATATGTTACAGAACAATATGGTACCACTTATCCAGCTAGATTAGTTAACTACCCTATTATACAACCTAAGATAGATTTATTGCTTGGAGAAGATTTAAAAAGACCTCTTGACTATAAAGTATCTACAGTAAATAAAGATGCTGTTGTTAGAAAAGAGGATTTTAAAGTATCTCTTATGATGAATGCATTACTAAAAGATATACATCAAGAAATTAAAGAAGAATCTGGTGTAGAAATAGATATGGAAGGTCAGGAATTACCTATTCCAGAAGATATAGATACATATATGAGATATAACTATCGTGAAATGGTAGAAGAGGTTGCTCAAGACGGATTAGAATATATTATTAATAGTTATGGATTAAAGGAAGAATTCAAAAATGGGTTTAGAGACTTACTTGTTACTGGTAAAGAATTTTATAAAGTATATGTAAGTGATGGAAATCCTCATGTAAGAAGAGTTGATCCAAGATCTATTATATATGATGTTGGATTACATTCAGATTTTATTGATGATGCTCAATGGGTGGGTGAAGAAAGATGGTTGACAATCAATGAGATTATGGATGAATATCGTGATGAGTTAACAAAATCCGATATGGAAGAATTATCAAATATGACTCAACTTATTAGGGGTGGTGAAGACTATAATATTTATAATGCTTATTTCCAGTGGTTAGATTGGGATGCCAGAACTGGTATTAGAGTTAGGGTATTGAGTTGTGAATGGAAATCTATAAGAGCATTAAAATTTAAAATATCAGAAAATAAATATAACCCAGAAGCACCATTTAAAAAATTAGTTGCTGATGATTATAAGGCTAGAAAAAACGAAGTAATCGAAACTAGATATGTAGATGATATTTGGGAAGGAACTAAAGTAGGGGGTAAGATTTTAATTAAATGTAAAAGAAGAGATAACCAAGTAAGAAGTGTTGATGATGCTGGTAAAGCTGATTTATCTTATGTTGGAGTATTAAAAAATAATTCTGCTGGTAGAACGATGTCTATGGTAACTCTTATGAAGAGTATTCAAATGCTTTATAATATTGTTATGTATCATATTGAACTTACTATGGCTCGTGCTGGAGGAAAGGCTGTTGTTTATGATGTATCTCAAATGCCTGCAAATATTGGTATGGATATGCAGACAGTAATGTATCATATAAAGAATGATGGTATTATTCCTATCAATTCTAAAGATGAGGGTGGTCAAGCACATACTTTTAATCAATTCCAGCAAGTTGATTTTACTTTATCTAATTCAGTGCAACAATTAATAAATTTAAAATTGATGTTAGAAGAGACAGCTGGACATGTATCTGGAGTTTCAAAACAAAGAGAAGGTTCTGTTGGACAATATGAAATGGTTGGTAATGTACAAAGATCTGTGGTACAATCTGCTTTAATTACAGAAACTTGGTTCCACTCTCATAACGAATGTAAAAAAAGAGTTATGGAAAAATTATGTGATTTAATGAAAATCGCATGGGCAGGAGGAAAGAAAGCAGCAACTATATTAGGTGATGGAGCATATAAATTTTTAAGTGTTATGCCTGATATAGCATTAAATGACTATGGTGTATATGTTGGAGATAGTGGAAAAGACGAAAGCATGAAACAAGTGCTTGGTCAACTTGCTCAATCTGCTTTACAATCTGGACAAATAGATTTTATGGACGTTATTAAAGTATTAAAAGCAGATTCAATGACAGAAGCTGAACATGTTTTAGAAAGAGGTATGGATGAAATGCGTAAGATGCAACAAGCACAAGCAGAAGCTGAGCAACAAGCTGCACAAGCGGAAGCCGAAGCTAAACAAGCAGAACTTGAAGCTGAAGCTCAATTAAAACAAATGGATAATGAAACTAAAATTGAAATTGCCAAAATGAATAATGAAGCTAAAATAGAAGTTGCTGAAATATATTCTGATGACCTTAGAGATATTGCGGATATGAAAGAAAAAACAAAGCTTGATGGCAAAGTTTTAGATAAAGAATTAGATAAAAAAGGAGATAAGATAACTAAAAAAGCCGCTGCGCAAGCTGATATAAATCCGAAGGTAATGAAAAATGCTGTAGATTCATTGTCAGAAGAATAAAAAAAAATATTATATTTGCAAATAGGAATGGGAAGGTTTTCAAAAATTATTAGAATAGTAAGAGTTATTGCTACTGTAATATCCTTATCAAGAAGACTTAGAAAAGAATATAAAAGGAATTAATTAAAAAAGAAAATTATGAGCAAAAAAAGTAAATCACAACTTGTAGAAGAAGTTGAACAACAAGTGGCGGAAAATGAAGAAACAAAATTTGATGCTGCAAAATTTTTGGAAGACGATAGTATCGAACCTGTCGAATCTGATGAAGTTTCAGAAACTAAAGAAACTAAAGAAGATGATGAAGAAGGTTTCGCCTGGGACAGTATTGAGGTTGAGGAAGATCAAAAAGGCGAAGAAGAAGCAGTTGCAGATGAGGAAGATTGGGATGATGAAGAACAAGAAGAAGCTGAATCGTCTGAAGAAGATCAAAAGGAAGATACTAATGAATCAAATGGTGAAGTCCAATGGGATAGAGTTGCTGAAGAATTGGGAATTGAAGGAGCTTCAAAAGAAGAGATAATTAATTCTATTAATGCTTTATCTGAAACTAAAGAGGCTCCTACAAGCGATTCTATTACTGCTTATTCAAATCTTTTAAAATTAGAGGATAGAGATTTACTAGCAGAAGAAATGAAAGCTGATGGAATGGAAGAGTTTGATATTGAAGATGCTCTTGATAAAATGGAAGATACTGGTATTTTAAAAAGAGAGTCGGCAAGAATTAAAAGACAATTAAAAACTGCTTTAAATACTGAAAAGAAAAAAATAGAAGAGCAACAGATAAACGAAAAAAAATCAAATGATGAGTCTACTGCAAATAACAAAAAAGAATTGCAGTCTCATCTAAAAGAAATAGACACTTACTTTGGAGGTAGAGTAAGGGAAAGCGAAAAGAAGGATCTTTATAAATATATCACTTCTGGTAAGTTCAATGATGATATTTACGAGTCTCATGCCAATGTTGCTGAGGTAGCGTGGATGTGGAAGAACAAAGAAAGATTAAAAAAGATACTTCGAACAGAAGGATTTGAAGCGGGCAAAGCCCATGTGCTTAATAAAATCACTTCGCCAAGTACGAATAGGACATCTAGACCTACCACAAAAGTAAAAGATGGTAAGTTTGATGTAACGGAGTTTATGAAAGAATAGGAATAAAAAAAATTGGCAATGCCATCTGTACGTTTCTAAAAAATTCATAATAACTTATTGTTGAATTTAAAAACTTAAAAAAATGGCTCAAATACAAGCGGGTACATTTGGTAGTGGAACTACTCCTGAGAATTCATTAAATACTCAGTTGTTGCAATATCCTGAAATTGCGAGAACCCTTATCAAACAATACCCAAGATACTCTGCTACTTACCTTTTGGAACGTACAGGTAGGTATGCAAAAGAAAAAGTCTTAGGTGATAATTCATTCGAATGGAAAGTAATGGGTAGATACAATACCCCTTCTTATTCAAATGGATGGGCATCTACAGACGGATCAACATTTGTTGGTTATACATCAGGCGGTGGTGCTGCTACTGTTACATCTGGAAATTATGATAATATGGATGCTGATGGTGATACCTTTTACTTATCTTTTGATGGTGAAGGTATTTATACTACAGCTGGAATTAATTTTGCTAGTTTCCTTAACAAATGGGATATGGTACGTTTTCAATCAGGCGCTGTTGCGTTAGTTACACAAGATCCTCAAGCTGATGTTGTAAGAACTGCTGCTAACGGTGGTCTTGTTACAACTGCCGCTTCTGCTGTTGTGCAATTTGAAATGGTAGATGGTACAAATAATCCATTATTAACTAATGATATCGCTGCTGGCGCTATTGTTGCTTCTATTGGTTCTGCTTTCCCTAATGGGTCTGACGGTGCTGATGTAGGTGAAAATTATGTATTTCCTGAAACCCAAAAAAATTGGTTAACTACAATGCGTAAAAAATGTTCTGTTACTGGTAAAGACATCACTGATGTGACTTGGATTGAAAATAATGGTCACAGATTATGGTACTTTACTAGAGAACAAATGTTAATGGATGAGTTTATGTATCAACAAGAATTACAGAGATGGTATGGCAGAACTGCTATTACTAATGCTCCTACTTCTTATGCTACTGCTCCTACATCAAGTTCACTTGGTACTTCAGGAACTATGGCTACATCTGTTATTACAGGTGATGGTTTATTAGCTCAAATTAATGCTTCAAATCAAGCTTCTTATGCTGCTGGTAGTTTAACTGAAGATATTCTTACTGAATTTATTGGTAAATTATCTTTAAATGCAACTTCTGCTGAAGGAAATGAGTGGGTTGTATTTACTGGAACTGAAGGACGAATTTCTTTTCATAGAGCAATGAAAGACCTTATTGTTGCTCCTGCTGGTGCAATGCAAGGTGGTACTATGGATGGTGTAGGTGGTGATGTTCATCTTGGAGCAAACTTTGCTTCTTATAGTGCATTAGGTAACAAAATTACTGTTGCTTATTGTCCTGTATTTGATGATGCTAATATACATTCTACTGCAAGTGGAACTAATTCATTCGGTAATAATAGATTAAAAGAATCTTCTAAAATGGTATTTCTAGATTTTGGAAAAACTAATGGCGTTAGTAATATTGAATTAGTTACTAAAGGCGCTGAAGGACAAAACAGAAGTTTCATTAAGAAATATGTTGCTGGGATGATTAATCCATATGATAGAAACTCTATGTTAGCTGCAAATGCTGATGATAAGTTTGAATGTCATATATTAGCTGAATCTGGACTCGTTGTTAGAAATCCACTATCTTGTGGTATTTTAAGTGTAGCTTAAAATTAACTTAATCGTCTACACAAAAGAGTTAGCCCTCTTTTTTCTAGACTTAACTTAAAAAAATCCCTCTGAATAAAATAGGAGGTATTAAAAAAATGGCTGCAAAATATTTTTATTTTAGAAAAGCAACTACTGCTGCAACTGAAGATGATGAAGTAACTGGATCAACTATATATCCTGTAAGCTCTCTTTTAGGTGTTAGTTCTGGTACTTCTGCTGCTACTGGTGTAACAGATGATGCTGATGCATTTACTATGTACTTTCAACCGAAAGGTAAAAGTATGGCTCATGGTGAAGACGAAGCTACTGGTGATAATGTTGACATGGTTATTGTTGCAATTACAACAGACAATAATCAAAGAGCTGTTATTCATAGCATATTGAATAGTGCTGAAACTAGTCGTAGATCTGTGTATACAGTATTTGATGGTGGTGCAGGTGGTGCTTCAATTAAAGGTCACTCTGATATAGAAGATATAACAATCTTACATGTAGAAGCTGCTGACTAATAATTAATTAATTGGTATTTGTGAATAGATAGCCTATGCGCATGAATACCTTAGTAAATAACTTTAAAAAATAATTTAAAATGGCTTTAAAATTTAGTTTTAACAAATTAAGAACTGCTGTCTTAGGATGGCTTGGAGGTACAGATGTTTCTGGTGGTGCTCTCACCACTGGTGAAGAAGCAGTATATGTACCAAAAATGCGAATGGGTTTTCAAGTGGTAGACATGAGTGCTAACATTACGTTAACTGCTGAAGACTCTGGTAAAATCTTCCACATAAATGGTGGTGGTGCATATCAAGTAACTTTACCTACAGCTCCTGAAGATGGACTATGGTATAGATTCGTAAACACAGAAGTAACACCTTCTGGCGATGTTACTATCGCTGCTGGTTCTACTATTATCGCAGGACCATGTAAAGATGTTGGTGGTGATATTGGTGTTGGTACTGGAGGTACAGAAGTAT